AGACACCACCTCGGAAGACATTGCTTTTAAGTATGCCAAAGATGCATTATTAGAAGAAATGCAAGGTAAAGGACAAAAAGCTGAAAAGACATTTGAAGTATTTAACGTTTCAGAAGAATTATGGGACAAATGGTTTAAAGAAGTAACTTCAAATCAATCTTTATTTACCTCTATTTCTAAAACAAGTATTGTTCAACATTTGTTAAACTCTTCAACTTCTTTAACGGAGTATTCTGCTAAAATGATGATATTTTATCAATTTAGACAGAAAATGATAGAAATGTCAAGTAATCCAATTATGTCACTAATAAATTTATTAAAATAATGGGATTGTATTTAAAGTATCGACCAAATGCCCTTACTGAAATTGAAGGTAACAGGGAAATTGTAATCACTTTGAGGGGTATGTTTAAAAAGAATGAAATACCTCACTCTATGCTGTTCCACGGACCGACAGGTTGTGGTAAGACTACCTTAGCCCGTATTGTAGCAAAAGAACTGGGTTGTGCAGAAAACAATTTAATTGAAATTGACACAGCACAATTTAGGGGAATTGATACGGTACGTGATTTACGTAAGAACATTCAGTACACTCCTTTAGGTGGTGGTATAAGAGTTTACATTATTGATGAGGTACATAAAATGACAGGGGACGCACAAAATGCTTTCCTTAAAATATTGGAGGACACTCCAAAACATATTTACTTCATACTTTGTACAACAGACCCACAAAGTCTTCTACCTACAATAAAAGGACGTTGTAGTCAGTTCCAGGTACAGTTATTGTCTGATGATGATATGAAATCATTACTTACAAAAATTGCTGAACTTGAAAACGACAGTATTGAAGATGAAATTATTGAACAAATAACACAAGACAGCCAGGGGCATCCACGAAATGCTTTACAAATACTTGAACAGGTATTAAGTACCCCAAAGAAAAGAAGATTAACAATAGCCCAACAAGCTGCTATTGAACAATCTGAAAGTATTGCTTTGTGTCGTGCTTTAATGAAAAAACAAGGTTGGAGTGAAGTAAAGAAAATATTACAAGGTTTGAAAGGACAAGATGCAGAAGGTATCCGTCGTGTTGTTATTGGTTATGCTTCAAGTGTATTATTGAATACAGATAATGCTGTTGCTGGACTTATCCTTGAAGCTTTTCAGGAACCTACCTACAATATGGGATTTCCCGGAATTGTACTTGCTTGTTATACAGTGATTAAAAGTTAATGATATGGCAGACAAAGTATTTGAAACAAAAGATGACAAATGTTGGGTTACAGTTTCTTATAATGCAAATTTAGGTAATTATGAAAACATAAAAATTGAAGCTGGTTATTCCCAAACACTACCTCCTAATCGTTCTCCTATTGATTTCTTAGAAGATATGCAGGACACAATATCTAATTCTGTTATTGAAGAAGTAAAAGCTTTGAAAAAACAACTTAAAAAGAAAAGGAGTAAAGAATGAATCCATTATTTAAACTTGCAAAAGAACTCTGCCCACAAGGTGGTGTGGAAGATGATGCTCCATTCCCAAATTCTACTGACCAAGATATTTGGTGTGAAGGATTTGTAACCGCTGCTGAATTAATGTTATCTGTTTGGTATGTTGAAGATACTGATGTTACAAGAAGATTACTTGCTGAAAAACTTAAACGTGCTCATAAAAATTAATTCAAATGAATTACGAAAAAGATATTCATATTGATGAAACTGCTCTTGATTTAGAGTGGTTATCACAAGCCGAACTTGCTGTTAGGTATGGTAGGTATTGGTCTGCTTGTAAAGACAGAGTTACCCGTGCTGAAGAAAATATTAAGTTAATTCGTGCTCAACTTATTGCAGAAGCAAACGATGACCCTGTTAAATGTTGTAACAAAGAAAAACCAAATGCCGCAGATATTGAAGCATACTATCGTCGGCATAAACGTCATATTAAGGCAAAAGAAGAATGGTTAGATGCTTTAAAGGAATGTAATGATGCTGAAATTGTAAAGAATGAAATTTCATTTACACGAAAAGCAGCCTTGGAAAACCTTGTACAATTACACGGACAAAATTACTTTGCAGGTCCTTCTATGCCACGTAACCTTCAGGGAGAAAGGGAAAGAAAACAAGAAAAAAGAAAAGAAAGTGAATCGAGAATTAGAATACGTAAATCTTAAATTTTAATGATTATGAAAAAGAAAAAGTTTAATTTTGCAGGAAAAATCAGTAGTAATGCCGCAGCCAGAAAAAAAGGTTTTGGTTATGGACATCTTCTTACAAATGGGTTGGATGTATGGACACCAGAAGTAGATTCCAAAGTTGTTATGGACATTTTACCATACCTTGTAAAGGATAAAAATCATCCTGATAAAGACAAGGAAAAAGGTATAGCAATGGAAGGAACATATTGGTTTAAAAGACCTTTTAAATTCCACAGAAACGTTGGTGCTAAAAACAGTTCTGAAATTTGTTTACAATCTTTTGGAAAGAAATGTCCTATTTGTGAATACCGGGATAAACTTAAGAAGGATCCTGAAGCGGATGAGGATGCAATAAAAGCATTAAAACCAAGTGAACGTAATTTGTACGCTGTTGTAATCACAAAAATTAATGGAAAGAAACAAGAAAGAAAACTTCAATTATTTGAATTTTCAGATTACCTTTTCCAGGAAAAATTTGTTGAACAACTTGAAGATAAACCGGAGTTTGAAACATTCCCAAATCCTTATGAAGGTGCTTCAGTTAGTGTTAAATTTGCAGAAACCAATCTTGGTGGAAACAAATTCGCAGAACCAACAAGATTTGATTTTGAACCCAGATCAAAACAATATGATGATGAGTTTATTGATGAAATTCCTTGTTTGGATGAATGTTTGCGTGTACTTACCTATGATGAACTGAAGGCTAAGTTCATGGAAAATGATGATGTAGATAACGAAGAGGAAGAGGATGAGGATGAGGAAGAAAGAAAACCTGTAAAGAAAGGTAAAAAACCTGTAAAACCTGAACCAGAGGAAGAGGACGAAGACGAGGAAGAGGAAGAGGACGAAGACGAGGAAGAGGAAGAGGAAGAGGAAGAGGAAGAGGAAGAGGAAGAGGAAGAGGAAGA